AATATAAGTTACGGTAAACATTAATGTACGAATTTAAACATCCAAAGTATTATAAGAATTTGCGCAAGCTATATAGATTGTGCAATAGGGACCAGGCCATTAGCGACAATGACTCGACGGAGTCCAGAGAGCGTGCGCCTGGGACCGGCCTCAAGCCGAAGCCTGCGTTTACGATTAAAGATTCAAGCTCCAAGCAGCAAGCTTCAAGCACCAAGCTCGTTAAGCCACAAGCGACAAGCATCAAGCCCCAAGCACAAAGGATCAAGCGCCAAGCCGCAAGCAGCAAGCTCCTGGATTCTTGAACCAGGGAAAAGTTTTAGGGTAGAGGAAGAGAGGTCCTCTACCAAGATAAATGTATTCTTCGGATGCTTAACATGGAACGCAATTTGATGTGGAGAAAGTTTGATTTTTTTACTTCGAGTTACTTTAAGTTCTATAGTGAAAAAGTGGCCAGAAGTATTATACCCCAACAGATCAGGAGTCCCAAGTAAGCTATTGTTTTCAATCCTGACAAGGGAAATATCCTTAAAATTTTTCTTAATTTTTTGATATAATTTACGCTCTGGTCCCACAGAATTTTTAAAGTAACATTGTCATGCATTAATAGTCCTTCATAAGTTTATCTGGCAAGATAATCTTAGAAGGTTTCTCTGTTTTTAATACGAGTCTATGACTCATATGACCTGGATGACCGATGATAGGAACTGCATTTTCGTGCACTTCCATTCGTCTAATCTCATGTAGCTTTCCATCTTTCTCTACGTAGATAGTGGCGTTTTTTATAGCGTCAGAACCTTTAGTAAAGTTACTCAAGAATAACTGCAAGTCTTGTACTCTCATGAATCTTTTAATTTTAACTTGTTGGATAAGTCCTGTATCACTTTTTTATAACCTTGCAAGAGATTTTCAGCACTTTCTAATTTTGAAGATTTTTGTTTGTAATGATGTATATCTTTTCTTAGTTCTGAATTTAATCTATGATGACTTTTATTTATTTCTTCTAAATCTTTTATTCTTGCTAATAGCAAGAGACGTTCAGGTGAGTTGTCATTAACAGCTTTAATTAAAGCTAATTCATTTTGAGTATCTTGTAATTTTTTCTTTAAGACCTCTATTTGTTTAGTTAAATCTAAATTTCCCCTATCAAATAAATCTTTTAAGATTTCTTTATCTTCAACTTTCATGCCTTGACAATATAGGATAGTTACTCTAAATTGTCAATACAAGGAGAAACACTATGGAAATAAAAGAACATATACCACACTTTTTTAAGGAACATAAAAAAGCTACAGCAATAGTAATAGCTGTTATAATTGTATTAATAATAATCTAGTATGGGACTACCAAAGAGACTTACAGAAATGCAGCAAAGATTTGCTGAATACCTTGTATTTGGTGATGAGAACGGACCTGTTACTAAAACAGAGGCCGCATTAAAAGCAGGATACTCACCTAAGCGAGCAAGAGTTGAAGGAAGTGAACTTACAAATCCAAAATTAAATCCTTTAGTTGTAAAGTATGCTGGAGAGTTGAGAGAAGAAAGACTTAAAAAACATGAGGTCACTTACGAAGGACACGTAGCTGAACTTGCAAGACTTAGAGAAGCCGCTTTAAAAAAGGGGTCATTTTCTTCAGCAGTGAATGCGGAAGCAAACAGAGGGAAAGCAGCAGGATTATACATAGATAGGAAAATAATAAAAACAGGAAAACTAGAGGACCTATCAGAACAAGAACTAGAAGTAAAAATGAAACAAATTTTAGACGATTACGCACCTCTTTTAAATGCGAAGACTGTTGAGGGCGAAGCGGAAGAACAGAAAAAGATTTCATCTACACAAGTTGAAGGAAATTGATATCCTATCCTCTTTGTATAAATTAGGCCCTACCTTGTGAACTAACCAACCTGGAAATATAAGTAACTTATTATTTTCTGGAATAGATTCTATATTAGAACAATTATAAGAATTGTATTTATTTAAATTACTCCTAGACCAATCATACTCCATTACGTTTCCTGCAGGATTACAAAATATTAAATTACCACTTTTAGCTTTTACATAAAAAACACCAGAGGCAACAGTATTTTGATGAGCATGCTCTGTATTATAATCTTTATAATTGTTAATATTTATCCAAAGAGACTTAATTTTTAAAGGATGTTTGTATTGAATAACTTCTCGATACTCCTCTGCTGCACTCATAATACATTTAAATAATTCATTTAAATGTTTGTGTTCTCCCTCTAAAAAAGAAGATTGCCAACCTCCAATGTTGCTTATATTTACAGTAGGTGTATTTTGTTTAAACTCTAAACAATACTTAGTTATCTCATCTAAATTTAAATTTAATGTTTTAGATAAAATTGGAATAGAAAATATTGTACCTATCATTTAAAAATAATTTACTAATATATTAAATCTACCTTTAACATCTGTAGCAGAAGTGCTTGCATGAGGTTTTGAAGGATCAAAAAATATAACAGTGTTTTCTACAGATTTTATTTTTTTATTATTTTTTAGTATTGTGCCTCCATTACAAGTATTTAAAGATAATAAAGCACCCTTGTGTGGAAATTCATAATCAATGTGAAATGGGTGTGTCTCTATTTTATCTGTTTTAACATATAAATTAGCTACCACTCTTATTAAAGCCTTTATCTCCAGCTTTTCTAAAAAAGGAAGCACGTTGTCATATCTATTACTATTAATTGCATTTTTTAAATAAAAAGTATGAGTAAAATAACTAAATAAACTTTCGTTATTTTGAAAGTCATTTACTTTAAGTTCATGAAACCAAGGAAAATCTCTATTACTTATAATTAAATCTCTAAGTTCATTAAATGTTTTAGTATCTAAAAAATTATTACATATTTCATACATATCTATCTTTCTTAATTAATTAATTAAATTTTAGTAATTTTTCTAATCCATTGTCTAGGAATCATAGTTCTATCTCCAAAACATAAACTACCATCTTCTTCTTTATCAAAAGACGCAAATAATTTTACAGAATTTTTATCTTTAGAAAATAACCAACCTTCATTGACAGGTCTTGCAAGTCTCATCTTGTCAAATTCTCTATCATTTGCCCAGCCCGAGTCACTCACACAATCGATCCACTCCACTCGAACTTTAGGATAAGGTATTTCGGGAGTTACAGTTGAGGCGATAGCTTTTCTTCTTTTCCTAGGCATAAAAAATATTTAACAGATATTCCATAAAAGGTCTAGTTGCCACATTCTTGCCACAATTGGCCTTTCGACACTTCGATACCAAATTTGTTTTTTTTATTGCGCTGGGTAAAAAATATTGGAAAGGTGTCGCAAAGTACTGAAATTGACCTATAACCGTTGGTATTATTGACGAATAGTTTCGACACTTGGGGTGTCGGCAGGGTGTCGGCGAGGTGTCGCAAGTGTCGCAAAATCAGACTAAAACGTGAACAAACTGAGAGGGGGGTGTCGCAAAATGCGTTTTGCGATACCTGTTCGACACCTTGGGTGTCGCATTTATTTGTCATCATTCTGCCTTATTTCTGCCACATTCTTGTCAAAAACGTCAAAAGAAAAGTTAGCTGCCATTGAAATTCTTGTAATATCTGAAGTAAAACTTGCCACAGAATGACTTAAATTCCATGGAAATACATAAAAGTCTCCTGTTTCAGGCATCAGTTCAAAAGCATTTCTAGCTAAATCTTGTGGATTTCCTATATAAAAATGTATTGCACCTGGGCCTATACCTTCTCCTACAAAAGAGTCTTTTTCTTTTATTAATTCTTTAGGAATATCTAAAAATAAAACACTAGATAATTTACAACCCGTATGTATATGAGGTGGATTAAATTCTCCTTTTTTCATGTAGTTAACCCACACAGACGTAGTGTATATATTTTTAATTTTTGCATCATACCATTTTTCGAATGCTCCACTGTAAGCCTGTAAATAAGGAAGTATAATTTTATTAAAACTTTTAAAATCTACTTCATATTCTTTGTTAATAACTCCTGCTAAATATTTATTATATTTGGTACCGTTGTTACCAAGTTCTTTTAATTTTTTAATATCTTTAGNAGATATTTTTGTTTTCCATAATAAAGGGCCCCAGTTAAAAACTTCGTATTTAATTTTATTTACTTTCATCTGTCATTTCTTTTAATAATGTATTTAAATCTCCTAACGTAACTCTCTCTTTCTCATCAAACTTTATTTCATGATACATGTCTAATCTTTTTAAAAACTTATGCTTCCAAGATCTTAACTCATGTCCTTCAATTTTAAATTCTTGATAGTACAGATCTGGTGTACATACCATAATTACACCCTGTTCTATATTTGACCCATACACATGATCATGAGCCATGGCGTATGCTGCAATCTGCATGAAGTAATCTTCTATCCAATCTACTCTCTTTGGTCTATTTGATTGCTTAAAATCTACAATGGTGTCTTTAGAATTGTGTGTACAAACCAAGTCAGTAGACCCAGCGTATAACCCAGGATAATATAACGTAACCTCACTACCGTAATATTCTTCCACCGGTGTAAGACCAATTTCAATAATTTTTTGGGCCATGGGCTTCGCCGCTTGTCCGAGCTCCGTAAGATCATCGTAGCCAACTCCTGTGATATAAGATTCCAGGAATTTGTGCATGGCAGTTCCCCGCCTACTAGATAAATTCTTGATTCGCTCTGCTTCTTTTTCTCCAACTTTCGCCTTCCAATCTTTTAAGAATTGTTGATCCTTGGTCCGTGCTAATATAGTAGTTACACTTGGAAGTCTATAACCATTTATATCATAGATCCGTGATCCTTGGTCCTCGATACGTTTTCCTTCTAAATAGTTATATTTATTACTTTTTTTTATACCTCGCATATTTCTTTCTATACTATGATATTCTTTTAAATCTTCTTCACTCATCATAATTTGCCCATTTTAAAAGAATAGGTTCTTTCTCTTTAGCTTCTTCAACAGTCATTATAAATTCATCCTCTTCTTCTAATCCTCTACGCATAAGACGGTAGCTATCATTTTCAGAATGACGATATAAACCTCCATCTTTTATATAGTACCAAGTTTCTCTTTGTTTTGTCATAGTATTATAGCGCCAACTACAAAACCAACTACAAACCAAACAATCTCAGTTCTGTAATGTAGAGACCATACTTTTAATTTATTTAAGTCCATATATCCTCCTTTTAAAATTTATGTGTTTCTGTATAAATTTCTTCTGTTTCATTATCAATATTTTTTTCTTTCTCTTTTTTATTAAAAATTTCGTTCCAACGTTTTCTATAAACATTATTAGATACTCTAGACTTACCGTCCCACTTTCTTCCTTTTTCTTTTTTATTTTTCATTCTTTCCTCCTATTCTTATAGGAGCATAATCATTTTCATAATCTGCTACTTTAGCATTAACATCTAAATCCTGTGATAACTGTAACAAAGTATCATACACACGGCTTAAAGAAATATTTTTATTATAACTAGCACTTTCACAAATAATTAATCTAGATAATTTTTTTACGGTTAGGTCTTTCAAACTATTATAGATCTTAAATCTTTTTAATATTCTATACAGATCATGAATGTGGTTTTCTTGAAGGTCAGAGTCGTAATTTTTTATCCAGGTATATGCTTCTAATTTTTTATGCATGGCTAAAGCCAAGATCCAATTGCCTTCTCTCATGACTCCACTTTGTATCTCCATTGTTCCTTGGTCCGAGTAGCAAAGGTCGTGGTGATGATCTACGTTATACAATGTTGCCTTTTCTGGTACCAAATCATATGCGTGGTGGTGTGCTTTAATAAAATATGTATCTACCTTTTGTTTAAATAACTTGGTGCAAAGAGATATAATCTCTATCTCTTGTCTTGGAGTTTCTATCCAATCTAAATCAATTGTTAATACTTCTTTACTCATCTTTTTCTGTAACCTTTTCTAAAGAGTCTCTAAACCTTCCTCTCCACCCGTATGGTCCGTGGTGCACGGTCGTTGAGTCTATGTTTGCATATATCTTGTAACCTGCTTCTCTTGCTAAGTCACAAAAAGCTATGTCCTCTCCCTTAAATAAATGGTCCTTGAAGCTTGTATCGAAGAAATTGTACAGGGAATTATCTGCAGGGTTTTGCCCTGTTTTTTCAGCACCCATGATTTCTGCGTTAATATCTTCTTTCTTTTCATCAGGAAACTTTATCTGTAGTTCTGGTTTATCTTTCATAAGTTTTTCTAAAACATTTCTTTTTATCATCATCAGTCCTGTTGGCCCACTTGTTATCTCAACAAAACCATTCGGTAATATTTTTATGTCATCGTATTGTTCAAAAGATACAGGATAAGATTCTTTCATCTTTGCGTCTTTTAATCTGTAAGGTGTACAACAAACATCAAAATCACCAGCTAACATTCTAAATACAGAATCAGCTCCAAACTGCATGTCTGCATCTACAAATAATAAATAATCTTTATCTGAATGTAAGAAACCTGCGGTCAATAAGTTACGACAATGTCCAACGTAAGGACTTTTAGCTGTTCTAAATTCTGCAGGGATTTGATGCATGGTAAATTTGTTAAATAAGTTTAACAAAGAGAAAGTTGTCTCTACCTTTACGGTATCATAACACGCCATTGCAACAAACACACTAGGTCTTTTCATTATATTTTTTTCTTTAATTCTTCTAAGTATTCTTCTTGTTCTTTTATATGTTTTTCACTTTCAGGTGTATATTGAAGTGACTTTTCTTTTATTGAATTAAGAGGTGCAGAATCATGTATGTTACCAGAAACAGACACTCTAACAACATCAGATTTGTAAGGAGAAACCCAATGTTTTAACCATGCAGGAAAAATAAACATATCTCCTTCTTGTGGAAAATGAGACATATAAGTTATACAATCTCTTTGACCATCACCATATAAAAATTGTATGCCTCCAGGTCCAGCGCTTTTACCTTTGTAAGCTGTATGTTCTTTTTTTAATTCATCTGGAATACTTAAATAGATTACAAAACTTAAACAACCATCATGATCGTGTGGTGGATTAAACTCAAATTGTCTTTGAAAGTTTACCCACATAGAAGACATAAAATATTCTGGTTTTTTTTCGTACTTTTTGTTTCTATACTTTTGAAACATTTGATCGTAAATTCCTAGATACTGACTAATAAAAGGTACAACTTTATTTCTAGATTCTTCTCCATATCCTACTTCTTTGTCTAGTTGTCCTGCAAGATTTTCTCTAAAATCTTTAGTGCTTATCTTTGCTTCTTCTATTAATAAATGTTTTAATTCATCTTTTATTTTAAATCTAATAACACAAGGTCCCCAATTATATGTTTGAACTTGTAGTTTATCCCCTGGTTTTATTCCTGTATCTGTCATTCTAAATTCATTGCCTCTTTGTATTGTTTTAAATTTACCACGTTGTCGTTAAATATTTTTTTATCACTGTAATGATCTATGACTTGTTGTATTTTACCTAATTTAGTGTGGGCGTAGGGGAAGAGTAAACAACACACGTAATACGCGTCTCTAAAAGTGCAACGCCATCTGTATTGCATTAAATATTTTGTACCATTCTTTCTAAGTCCTTTACGAGGTTTGTCAGTTAACGAACCAACACCTAGTACTTCATGCACCCAAATTAACACAGATTGATCTGTCATTGCTATCTCCATGCTAATTCTCATAGAGTTAGAAATTCTATATCCTTCTCCTTTGCTTTTCTTTTTCTTTTCAGGTCTACGAGTAATGGTAATGCTTCCTTCTCCATCAAATAGACCGGCAATGTATGCTATATCAGATTCCCGTACCATTATTGTAAAGTATTATTGCCACTGTTATCATCACTAATGAGATTACTAGTTCCAATAGTTTCATAAAATTCTCCTTCTGAATCACAATCCCAACATTGATGCACATTTATTTCTGTCTTATCTTCTGGATCTTGTATTTTAATAAACCCGTTTCCGTTACAAGTATCACAAATTAATCTTATAACATTACTTATTTTTAATTTTGCCATTGAGTTTTCTCGCTTTCTCGTTTGATAAAACTTCTATAGTTTTAGAAATAGATAATTTGCCATCGGGCAATAATACCTTTGATAACTTTTCTAAAATAGAATATGTTTCTTTTGTTAGAGAAACATTTTTGTACTTACTCATGTCTGTCATTAGTTGTTTCCTTTCATATTAATATATACAATATAGGTTATTTTATAGGATTGTCAATGAAATTTTTATTAAGTATGATTTTTTGTACGAGTGTTTATAATACCTGCCTGGAGCCTTTTCAGATGCCGGACATTTATGATTCTCATTATGATTGTATGGAAGCAGGGTATGAAGAAAGTCTTAAAAAAATTAAAGAACTTGGTAAAGAAGAAGTTAATAAATATGGGACACTTGTAAAATTTTTTTGTGCACAAACTGATATGGCCGAGGAAGAAAATGAACTTATAATTCCTAAACCAAAACCTAAAATTCAAAGCAACATTTGACAATGTGTTCAAAATGTGTTAGTCAAATTTATCTTCTCACCATTACCTACTTCTTATTTCCCTCTTTAGGAGTAGGTGTATCAATAATTAATTTATTATTTAAGTGATCCATTTCATGTAAGACTACTCGACAGGGTAAGTGATAAAATGTTTTATGTTGATTTTTACCATGTTCACATTTCCATTCTAAATTAACTGATAAAGATCTACTTACTTTTACTTCTTCACCAGGACAAGATAAACATCCTTCAATGTCACTCATTTTTATATTGTTTTTTGCTTTAACAACAGGATTAATAAATACTTGTGGATTGTTTCTTTCATTACTCACATCCATAACAAAAATTTTCATACTGTGCCCTACTTGATTAGCAGCCAAACCTATTCCATTTTCTTGATACATCAAGTTAATCATATTTTTTATTATAATTTTATTTTGTTCACTTAATGGAAAATTTACTTCTTCAGTTGGTTGTCTTAAAATTTTATTAGGATGTTTTATTATCTGCATATACACCCAAAAAAAATACCACTATCATCATTCATCACGTGAACATTTATAGGATGTTCGTAGTAAGTAGTTAAATATACTCTTAATATATCGCATAGATCAAAACAGTTTGCTTCACTTAACAATGCTATTCCCTTTGTCATTTCTTTTGTTACTTCGACTAGATGATATATCCCGTCGTTCAATAGTATTAAGTCCATTATAAAATCTCCTTATTAATTTATTCATTTAGATAGTTTTTCAATTAATATATTTCCTGATATTGTTGTGCTATTTGAATGTTTTTTAACCATGTGCTCTAAACAACTAGGAAATATTATAATTTGATTAGATCTACATTCTGGATGAAATTGTCTATTAAATATTTCTAAATCTAAATTCATATAAAAAGATTCTAATAGTTTATTAGCAGGGTGAAAAAATACAGTCTGTGCATCTTTTATTTTTTTATAAATAACAAAAGACAAATGAGAACCTGAATGAATATGAGCTTCTTGATAACTTTGTTTTTTATATTGATTTTCCCATATAGATGTTAAAATAATATTTTTTTTAAAATTAAAATCTAATTTAATTAAATTTTCTATTGCCTTTGCTAAATAGTTCCATGACTCAATATTTAATTCATTCTTAAAATCATGAGAGCTATGTGTTTCAGAAAGCCAAGTTTTTTTAAATTTTTTATTTTCTAATTTAATTTTTTGACAATCAATGTTACCTATATAAATAGGCATTGAAAATATATTTATTTTCATTTATTAAACTTATCATTAACAGACGTTCCGTAATTTAAAATATTTTTTAAACCAGGAGCATTCATCTGTAAATCAACACCGTATGGTCTCCATGCTTTTTTTACAAGATTTAATTCAAGTAAAAGATTAGACCACTGTTTTTGAGATATACCTTTTGCTTTTATAGTTATTATTTTTTCTTTCATATAGTTGAATATAGGATATCAAAGGATATTTGTCAACTATCTTTTTGATTTTTTTGTCATTCTTTTTTTATGTTTATTCAACCTCTTGGTGTGTCTTCCAGGACGTTTTTTAGGGGTAGTTCCTTTGTAATAACTAACTCCAAATTTAGGTGCTTTAGCCATTATGGAATCCAGTCTTTAATTATAAATTCTTTGTCTTTTTGAGATGTTAAAACAGGTAAATAACTTATTTTACCATTAACATGTTGTTGAAGATCTGTTCCACAACTAAGGCATCTATAAAAATCTTTAGTTAATCCTACTAGCATAGTAACTTCTTCACATGTAGGACATGTCCCATTAACTATATCAGGGTAAAACTTTAGAAAATTTTTTTCGGTCATATGCTTTCTTATTCTTTATCACTTTTTGTTTAAAATGTCTAAGTTGTTTAGCTACAGGATTTCTGTTTTTATTAGACTTTTGCATTAGTCAAGAATTAATGCTCTAATATTTTTTCTACCTTGATATATCTCTGTCTGTGCTTTACCTTTATAGCATTTGTAAGACACAGTTTCACTGTACTGTCTCTCCGCTTCGCGCTTCCCGCGAAGGCACATCGCCATTGATTTTTGAATAAGGTGCTCCTTAATTTCTCCGTTTACAAACATTAGTAGTGCAAAAACTGTTTCAATCATTGATGACCTCCATTGCCGTTAGTATATTTCATTTCTCTAGATGCATCTTTTAATTTTTCTATATCAGTTAAAACTTTGTCCATTTGTTTTGTTAAAAATTCTAT